CTTCTCCCGCAACGTTGAATGCTTTTACTTGATAGCAATAAACTTGGTTGTCCGGTGTGGTGTCAGTAAAAGTCGCAATATTCTCTCCGACTTGGCCGACCTCCGTAAAGGTTCCGGTTTGTCCAAGCCTTCGCTCTATCTTGAATCCATCTTCGTTGTCTGAGAGATCAGTCCAATTCAACATCATGGTCGCAGCGAACAAGTTTGAAGCTATCAAAAGAAATGCAAGGGTGAGTATTAGTATTTTACCTTTCATTATTTGAGCCCTCCTTTGGGATCAATTCGACGAATAATTCTAATTCCATATCTTTTAATCAGTCGGTAAATAGTTGCCTTACTGATATTTAACATCCGCGACGCTCTCATTATGTTGAAGCCCGTTGCATCCAGCGCGTCCAATAGAGATTGCTCCTTTGCTTCGTCCATCGTTGTAACGTGTGCAATAGTTTCAGTCCGCATAAGTTTTTTAAGGTTAGCTTCCTCCTTTTGTGCCCTAACAAAACGTTCTTTCGCGTACTTTTTGGCGACCAATTTTCCGTCGGTCAGTAACTGGAAGATCAGACACCATTCCCAACCGCTGCAACTCCAAATCGTATAGTGCTTTGGGCAAAGCGTTCCAGGTTCCATAAAGCCCAATTTGTCTATAACACCCCATGCCGCTTTGTTCTTGCATAAGAAACAAATTTTGTCCAATAAATTTTAAACCGCATTGAGCTGTTTTAGTTCTCATTTAAAGAACACGGATCCCTTTAACAAAGACAGTACAAGCAACATTCGCCGCGCTGACTTTGGTTCTTGTAATCCTGAGAGTTCCCGCCGCAGGGATTTCCCATTCTGCATCGTCAATAGTTCCTGCCCTTACAATGGTTTGATCGACCACGTTGATATCCATGGCATTCGTTATCACGTTCGCCGTTTCCTTCACTTGTATTGTATCGCTTGCTCCTCCAGCGCCACCCGTCTTGACCAACCAAACGTCAATGACTCTTATTTTGTCGTCAATGGTAACATTGATATCTCCCGTTGCTGCATCAGCTACGTCAACTCGATGCACAACCATCACCTCGGCCTTGATATTAACATCAGTCACGATGTTAGCTGGATTCAAGATTCTTATGACATTAGTCCCGTCGCAATATACGACGAGCTTATCGCCCGTCCGCATCGTGATCCCACTTCCGGATAAAGTCTTGACTCGAATATCGCCGCCCGTAGTTTCATCTTTTACGAAATAAAACTTTATGTTGGTCGGAACGATAAGATCTCTTGTCGCTGTTACTGATCCAGTCAGGTTAAAGAATGCATTTTCCAGGGCTTCCGGATCGGTTAGGGTTACGTTTGCATCACTAAAAGCTACGGCGTGGGTGTCGGTAATCGCCCTGTCCAACGCATCAAAAGCGGTATTAGCCGTGACTTCCTTTTGGGATTGAGAAGAAACAATGTGGGTTATGTCAAGATTTGGGGATGTAGCCATTTAATCATCCTGTGAAATCGTTTTCAAATCCCCTGCCAACATCGGCATTGATTTGAAATAGTTTAATGTGCAGCGGATCCCTTGGGGGAGTAAAGCCATCTGTTGACTGATCTGCTGAAAGATAAACCACTGACTCACTCGTACTTGTTAACGTTCTAACAATTGTTCCATTGTTAAAAACGTCAATCGAATAGGACTCGGTTGCTTCTCCTAAAGGCACATCGTTATCATCCCGCCATTCAGGGCCGATCCGTGTACGTCGTATCCAAGCAATAGTAATATCACCCGCCGCTGGTACATTTCTTGTAACAGTAACATGGACGACACTCAAGGGTTTGAGGGGTGCCCCCGTATCAGTAAAATTGACTTGATCGGCACCAATAAGGGGCAATCCGATAGTCGGAGCCTTAAAAATACGGGCAATATTAAGTTCGCCCAGAGAATTTGCTATGCGATTGACGGATGAACTTTGCAGCAAAACAAAAGTATCCCCTGTCGCATGGGTACCTATGTGCTGCTCCGTCCCTCTTCTAGCTCTCAATAGACCGGACAGATCATAGGTGCCATCAGGGTTTAAGGCGGCGATTTTAAATTGCAAGATTTCTTTTCCGATAGCGCAAGCATTTGCACCGTTCAAAACATTTATTTCTGAATCGCTGTTTAAAGTACCGCCAATCAATCCCACTGTAACGGTATTAACTTCGTCAAATATCGTTGTTGGCCCTGAAGCCAAGACTGTAGTTGCCGCTCCTATGGGAGTGTTATTTAGAATCGGTTGTATTTCATTAAAGGACTCCCCGCCATCAAGCGATTTGAATAAAACGCATCCCGGCCAAATAGTTGTCAGCCCTCGCGCTGCCGCATAGTATCCAGCGAAGTTGTCTTGATCTCTCAATAGGGGAAGATCAAGCAACTCCAATGCCGTTGAACCGATCAATCCTGGCGGGGTTTGCGTGGGATCTGCAACACCGCCAGTAGCACCTGAAGAAAAAGTCGCCGCTGATTCATCCACTCCGCGCACCGTCAAAACTCCAGGCTCCTCTAAAGTTATTTCTCCAATTCGTAGTACGAAAGTGGCCGATGTCGTTGTTACCGTAATCACATCGCCAGGATCAAGAAACAAATAACGGCGAGATACATTTATTTCCCGCAAGTGCCTTGTGAGCCACGATTGATAGAGAATGATATCCGCAATTTGTCGCGCTTCATCGTCAGTCATTGAGATTGCTAATTCGATTGAACTTATGAGTTCAGATTTGGTTATCAATCGAGTTGCCCGCTGCATTCCCTGTTGATGATCGTTTGCATTATCTGCGTAACTAACGACAACCTCTGTAGGCAATTCTTTCTCGTTGGTTCTCCGCGTTGTTATCAAGTCTGGGATTGCAGCTTCTGCTGCTCGCGCTGCAAGCTGAGTTTCCGGAATTGTTTCGATGGAAGTTCCACCCCGTTTAACAAATTTAATTTTACCGTCCGATTCTACACCGTCGAAACTAAAGGCTGTCTGCAACGGAAGCAACGCTTGCCTTATACTTACTTCTCGCGCTATTGCGTATCCGCCAACGTTCGTTGATATCAAGGCGGTTATGTCGATTTGAGAAGTCTTCAATCCTGCATTTACGCAAAGATTTGACACGATAGTCGAAAGGGGAATTGCGGTACTAGTAAGATCGCTGCCAATGAAATTAATTCTTGCCCTAGAAGGACTTGGTGTAGCCCCGCCATAAATCACTAGGGAACCAATGACATGAAAAATATGATTTCCAATTCGAGCAGCATCCAATAGCGAGGTCATGGTTACAGGTGAGAAAACTTCTGTCATTGTTACTACGTTGAGCGTGTTATCAATTTCTAATCTCCAAAGAGCCACTGATGTTCCTGAAACTAATTCAGTCATAAAAATCAGCGTATCGCTTACAACATCAAGATCGGCCAAATCTCCAATAATCGGAATGCCTGCATTACTAATATCAAGCGTTGCATCTATTCCAAGGTCGCTTTTCCTTATCCGCAAAAGTTCGCCTGTGCCGTTTTGTTGTAGAATCCAAAACCAATTTTCCGAAATACCAATATCCGCTTCCTGCGTTAAAAAGGAATCCGCAGTCTTTGCAATAAAACTTCCTTGAGAAGTATAATGGTGAATCGCTGCAAGCCTTATAAAAACTGTGTCGCCGCCTCTTTGAGCAACCTGATTAAAATCAGCTAGATCATACTTCACCCATGATTGCGTATCCCAAAGACCTTGCCAGGCTTCAGCCTGTCCAGAGAAATAAATCCAAAAACTTGGTCTGTCTCCATGAGTCTTACGGGGTAACGTAGCATTCCCTGTAACGTCTGCTGGTAGTGTTCCGGCTATGGCTGGTATTTTTGGTATGTCAATAAGAGTTGCCCCGAGCGCTCTCATCAATCTAACTTTCGGCCCTGTGTAAAATCTTGGTGAACCCGTAGTGTCCATGGCTATGACTATCATCTCACCGTTGCCGTCTATAAATGACGCGCCTATTTCCCGATGAGTAAGACCGCCAGAATCCGGTACGACAACAGTTTCAATCTCTGATGTTGTTTGTGTACCAGCGAAAACAACTTCAAAAGAAAAGTTGGGGATTCTATTTCCAAAATTGGCAAGTTGAAAATCATCAAAGACTACATAGCACAGCCCGCGATAAGCTGGCACGTCGCCCACTCCCTTATCGGCTTCTATCAATGGGTCGGGTTCCGCCGTTTGACTACCAGGATAAATTCTCATCGCCCCGAATGGCCCCTTTTGCGTACTAAGAATTGCCTCAAAAACTTCTACTACGGTAACTGCAAGATTGAGTAAACTTGCAAGTTTCTCCTGCGCTGTTTCAGGTTCGCCAATACTCCAGATTAACTTTGTGTCTCCCCAGATTTTACGAATGCCAACAATTGGCCCCTCGCAAATTGCGATTGCACAATCAATTGAATAAGTAAACGTCACCTGTGTTGCACCACCACCACCACCCTTACCACCACCATCCTCCCTTCTTGTTTCCTTAATCTGCGTTGCCCAAATAACATTTCCTGCGAGTCGCATTGTTCCGAATACAATAGGAATAGGAAGTCCGTAAGATGAAGATTGAACGTCAAGGTCACGTAAGCGCGGCCCTATGATCACTGGCCCCTTTTCTGGAAACGCAGCCGCACCGATGGCACTGCCCGCTAGAAAGCCGATTTGTGCGCCGAGTCCAGGTTGACCGAATGCGAATCCAATAATCCCACCAACTACCGCGCCAAGTATTGAGAGTCCTGTTCTAGCCATTATGGTTCCGTGACTCCAGGTGCAACTCCCGCGATTGTTAGCGATCCTTTTGGCACAGTAATAGTAAAGGGTGGAAGTTGAGGAGCAGCTCCAACGGTTATTAAAGATCCCCCTGGTACAATAATCCTATTGAGGACAGGTGTGTTTCCAACGAAAGTTAACAATGCCTGTGGCACAATAATTTCGCCATCACCCTTTGTTATGGGTACTGCGCCTAAGACGGTTAAAGATCCTCCTGGCACAAGAATATCAACCCTTAGTCCTATTACCGTTGGCGCTGCGCCAGTAAGAGTTAGAGATCCCACTGGCATAAAATTTCTAAGAGCTTGTTCAGGCGGTGCACCAACGATAGCTAAAGACCCTGCTGGAATAACAGGTCTATTGAGAGCGGGCACGTTTCCAGTGATAGCTAACGAACCAACTGGAACAATGATTCTGTTGAGTACGGGCACAAGCCCAACAATAGACAAAGAAGCAACTGGTGGGACGATAATACTTAACGGCGAGGTGTCCGGTACTACACCTAGTAGAGTGAGCGGCGTTGCCGTACTCGGGGCGATTGCCGTTGCTTCAAAAACAGCGGGTGCATCCCCTGGAAATCCGCGTCCAACGTCCGCACTGATTTGATAAACTTTGACATGGACCGAGGTTTGAACAGATAGGAAGTCTGTTGCGTTCTGGGCTGCTGTATAAACAACACTTCCAGAGGTACTTGTTAAAGTCCTGACAACTGTTCCGTTATCGAAAATATCAATGCTATAAGACTCGGTTAATTCACCAAGAGGTACATCGACGAAGTCTCGCCACTCAGGACCGATCCTTGTTCGTCTGACCCAAGAAATAGTAATATCGTCCGTTGCTGGTACATTTCTAATGGATTTAATATGAACGGGACTAAGGGGTTTTAATCCCACTCCCGTATTAGTGAAAGCACTTTGATCGGCCGCAAATAAACTTTGGCCGATTGTTGGTGCTTTAAAAATTCGCTCTATATTTAGGTCGGCTAAAGTCCCTAGTGCTCTTTCAAGCGTTGAGCTTTGGAGTAAGACAAAAACATCTCCAACTGCGTGAGTTCCTATGTGTTGCTCTGTTCCCCGCCGCGCCCTTAAAAGTCCAGATAAAACGAAAAAGCCCTCAGCATTGATGGTAGCGGTTTTAAATTGCAAAACCTCACTACCAATCGCGCAAGCATTAGCACCATTAAGGACATTGATTTCTGTGTCGCTTGTTAACGTCCCTCCGATAAGTGAAACGAGGACGGTATTAACCTCGTCAAAAACCGTTGTGGGCCCTGAAGCTAAAATAGAAACAGCTTCCCCTGCTGGCGTGGCATTCAGCATAGTCATCATTTCGCTGAAAGATTCGCCACCGTCCGGTGATCGAAACAAAACACATCCCGGCCAGACCGTAGAAAAGCCGCGTGCTACTGCGTAGAATCCAGGACCATTGTCAACATCTCTAAGCAATGGCAGATCTAATAAACGGAGATAAGTTGAGCCGATTAAACCGGGGGGCGTTTTTCTTGGGTCAGCCGTCCCGCCCGTTACCGTAGAACTAAACACCGCGCCCGCATCATCAAGACCCCTTAAGATTAAAACTCCAGGCTCACCAAAAGTCATTTCTTCGATACGAATTGTAAAAGTACCCGAGGCAGTTGTCACTGTTACCACATCAGTGGGATCTAAGAATAAATAACGCCGCGATATTTTTATCTCTCGGGATGATCGACCAAGCCACGCTTCATACAAAGCTATATCTGCAATCTGTCTGGCATCGTCGTCCGTCATTGAAATAGCAAGCTCAATGTCTTCCACTGATTCTGATTTAGTAATTAATCGCGTGGCCCTCTGCATTCCGTTCTGGTGATCCATAGCAGGGTTTGAATAGCCGACCTCAACTGTGCTTGGTAATTCTTTTTCGCTCACTCTTATTGTCGTAACCAAATCGGGAATTCCTTCGCCTATTGCCCGCGCTGCGAGTTGCGTTTCAGGAATGGTTTCAATAGATGAGCCGCCACGTTTTACAAACTTAATTTTTCCGTCCGATTCAACGCCATCGAAATGAAAAGCACGTTGCAATGGAGCAAGAGATTCTCTGGCATTTAAATCTCTAACGAGTGCGTAGCCGGAAACATTGTCAGAGGCGAGGGCTGTTACATCTATATCGGAAGTTTTGAGTCCCGACTTGGTACAGATCGTTGTTACAACATCAGAAAGAGGGATGCTGTTGCTTGTCAGAGTTGGGCCGATATAAGTGATCGATGACCCAGGAGAAACAAAGGCGTTACCAACTGATCCCCCATAAACAATTAATGATCCTTTGACAAAAAATGTTAGGGTAAGATTGAATTGGTTATAACTCCTAAGAATATTAATCTGCCCGCCAGTGACGCTCGTTATAACGGGACTTCCGTTTATAATTTCTATCCTGAAAACCTCAAGTTGACCAGAGGTTGCCTGCGTAGCATGAAAAATCAAATTGTCATCGTGAACGTCGATGGCTACGCCAATGCCACTTAGCGATTGAACGTCAATGACTAAATCCTGTACGCCGCTTTTAGTCCAACGCTCAATCCTACTCTGTCCGAGTTCTACCCAAAAGAAATTATCCGAGATACCAACATCATTGCACCCCGCAGCAAAAGTTGTTGGATGTTGAGGAAATTGAAACTGGAAAGCACCATCGGAAGAAAAAACACTACACCTCGCAAAATCACTTACCAGTATCTCGCCAGCCCGCTTCGCTATAGCTGTAATTGAAACATTTTGATCCCCACCTGTTGACGGGTTTCTATGATTACCGTCTATCTTAATCCATCGCGCTTTATTGTAGAGATACATCCAACCGTTCTGTGCCTCCCCTGCGATTGAAATATTAAAGGCGATAAGAGCGGGTTCATCCGAATGAAATTTAGCTCCAGCTTGCGAAGTAAGCGTATCTCTCAAAATGTTGTCTGATGGCAGGGGGCCGAAGGGCGGGGCAGGTCTTGGTATAGGAAAAATATTTAGTCCTGAGACTCTTCCGGTCATACTACGGGTTCCCAAATACTGATTAGCCAGAAACGTGGTTGCATAAAAAAGGGACTCCCCGTTATCATCCATGCCCCAAAGACAAAAATTTGATGTGAAACCGTCACCGTCAGCCTTCGCTGGCACATCAGGTAGATCAACGGCACCAATAGCAGCAAAGGAAGATGATCCAGAAAACACGGCTTCAAAAGTAAAATTCGGTATTCTGTTACCGAAATTTGCCAGTTGCAGTTCATCGAAAACAATATAGGCAAGACCACGATAAGCGGGCACATCTCCCACGCCTTTGTCCGTTTCTATTGTTGGATCTGGATCTTGAGTCTCAGTGCCTTTATAAATCAGAGCAGACCCTATAGCCCCTGGCGCGAAAGTGTTTAATATCTGCGTTGACCCGCCTTCAATTTCTAACCTCAACTGAATCAAACTCGCTATCTGTTCACCGACTGATGCGCCGGTTGAAGAGTTATAAACCAACTTCGTATCGGCCCATACTTTTCTGATCCCAACAATTGGGCCTTCACAAATCGCCACGGCCATATCAACCGAGTACGTAAAACTAACCGCGACCTGTCCACTACCACCACCTTTTCCTCCTGCTGATTCGATCCGGGTTTCTTTTCTTGTTTCCTTTATTTGGGTCGCCCAAATAACATTTCCAGCTAGCCGTTTCGTCCCAAAGACTGCGGCAATCGGTAAACCATAGGCAGAGGATTGAAAATCGAGATCGGATAACCGTGGTCCTTCGATAAAAGTCTTTTCAGGAAAGGCTGCCCCACCTATTACCCCGCCAGCAAGAAATCCAATTTGTGCGCCGAGAGCGGGCGCACCGGCCGCAAGCCCGATAATTGATCCCGCTACCGTTCCAACTATCGAGAGTGCTTCCCTACTCACTAGTCAAGCCTCGGTATCTATAAACGCCGACGATACGCTGTCGCCAGATATCGTTTAGACTGTGCTCGACACATCGGCCCATCAACTCGCCTCTTTTCCTCGGGGCTATTCTTTCGTTGATATGAATGATCGTATTGTCAAAAGTGAATAAAGCAAGGTGTTGCGGCTGGGTGAATCGCAGGTATAAAATATCCCCTGGCTGCATCTCTTTGAGATCTACTTTTTCCATCTGCTCATCCAGTAACCCCTTCATCATTCCTGGCAATGGTTGACGATTATAAGTAATATAATCCCACTGGGTTAAATTAAGAACATGGGCCACGCCAATAATCAGACCAACGCAATCGGCCCCGCGCCCTTTAATTCTGCCTTGATGAAGAAACGGAGTGTCGATCCAGGTTCTTGCTTCTGCGATTACATCTTTTGCCGTTGCCATTTTACTTTGCGTCAGGATACCTCAAAATATGATCCTGCCCTGGAATGTGCGGCTCGCCCCTAAAGTTTTTCACGTTGTCGAATTTGATTTTACAGGTGGTAAAAATCTTATCACAGCCAGCTTGGACTTCATATGTATCGCCGCTTACAACGGTGAACGGGAATGCTGTGTATGTTTCAAACGCACCTGTTGAAAGCACGTAGTCTTTAACCTCAAGGCCGATACCAATATTGTTTCCGCTGGTAAAAGTAAGCAGCCCAAAAGTCCAGAAATCATCGGCCTCTGTTCGGCTCGTATCTGCAAAGTTGGAATTGTCGGTTGCGCTCGTGAGCGTTCCGGTCAATGTCAATCCTTGGATCGTTGTCCAAACAACTGAGCCATCAGCAGTTGTATTTCCAATGGTCAAATCCCAAGAGGGCTCGCTGCCCCCTGAGGTTCCCGCCGTGGTACATTTAAAATGCCGCCCGTTCTCTGTCGTTGGCCTGACCGTAGATCCCGCGCCTGCGTCTCCAACTGGTCTCACCGTGAAGGCTGTCGTTGCCGTCCATACCGGAGGCTCGAGCTTGACGGAGCATGCGGTATCTTTCAATTCGACTCTGCAAGTCACTGAATAACGCTCGACTCGTCTTTGCTGTAAGAAATCAGCCATTCCTCTCAGTTCCCCTATAAAACTTTCTCGTCGAGTAGTTATCTCTCCTAGGTTACCTTTTCGCAGGGTCATCGTCCCGTCACCCAGGGCTTCGTAATTGACTAGTAGAATCTCTATTTGGGCGAAGTCGAATCGACCCGCTGCTATGTCCGATTCTTTGATAACCGTCTCATCCAAAAACCCCAGCACTTCGAGGTTATCCACGGATAAGTCTCCTGAACTTTTTATAGCTGTCGACTCGTAAGAAAGGCTTGCACTGTACGTTACCTTACCAATTACCAAATCTTCAGAGCTGGTGGTAAACCCTAGGATCTTGTCTGCCCTTCCGCCTGATGTGTAAGCGGTATCTCCCGTTGTGTCACGGTCTATCTCGAAGGTGGTCGTTGTCAGTACAGTAACGGTAAAATCTAGTTCGTTCACCTCGGTCATACCCAGTACATCATTAAGCTGCACTGGGTCACCGGTTAAATATCCGTGGGCCCATCTTGTGGTCACTACCCCCGGATTCGCTTGTGTAATATTACTAATTTTAGGTTGGTGTTGGTTAAGAATTATTTTCCAGAGGGTAGCGAGGGTTGTCAACTCACCTTCCATATGCGTCTTTAGGCTAGCTCCAACCGTCTTGCTCATTATTTTCGTCCGTTGTTACGAGTGTTAAATTCTTAGTTCTATTACGGGTATCTGCCCCCAATTAAACCGATTAAAAAACTCTATGTTCACCTGCAGGTGATCTGTATTAAATCTTACTGGAACATCGAACTCGGTTTTAGCTTCCACAGCTTGGCCTGAGGTCGCCGCATGGGTGGATCCTATCGTAATTTTCCCGGTGTTCTGGTCAATAGTAAATTGTGTGGCTCCCCCACCTTCAGTTAACAACACTGCATTAACCCAGACCATATAGGTCCCAGACACTATCTTACTTAGATTCCTGTCGAAGTTGATTGCGGCCGAAGTATAGCGTTTAAAGATTTGAAAGACAGCTGTTGAACTGTCTGTTGTTCCTATATTCTGCCTGTCCAACTCAAAGTCTGACCAGTCCTTAAATCTAAAACCACGGGCTTTACCTCGCCTCGCGTAAAAAAAGTCGATCAAAGTGTCCAGTTCAGTTTGAGTCTTCAGACCGTGAGCCACATCCCATTCTCCTCGTGTATTGGTCCAATTAGCATTCCTCTGCTCAAAACCTGACTCCAGCACGATCACTGTGGTATTGAACTTAGGGCCTCCCGTCGCTCCGAAGCTGATTTGATCTGGAAACCTCACTTCATCGAAAGCCATCAATTCATCCTTGTTCCGGCTCTCGCTAGGGCTGCTTGAGCTTGCGCCATTATCTGTGGTTGACTTTGCCGGAAACTGTTCGCGTCCGGCGTTGAGATATTAAAATTGACTATCACTGGCCTACTAGTTTCATCAGTATCACCC